TAAAAGAATCTGATAAAGATATAACAATTGGAAATAATTTTATAAAATCACATTATAATGCTTTTAAACAAGATATCATGTTTGTTTTTAAATATAATAATATAAAATGAAATTTATGTTGAAATGAATTATTAAATAAATGAGTAACACGTTATACATGATTTCCTGAATTTTCAGAAAATATTAATAATATTTTTTATACCTTTGCAAATCGAAGCAAACATGAAAATAAAGAAAGTATACTTTATAAGCATGGATTCGCAGGAAATGAAGAAGAATTGGGAAATATTCTTCCAACGAACTGATATGACGAACAACACCCATTTGAGTTCGAGTTTGTAGTAATTGGGGTACAAGGAGTGCAAAAAATATTTAATAATTTAAAAATTATTTCTAATTTAGCAGAACCAAATTCATTCTTTTTTGAAGTAGTTGGTGAAGGATTTGATTGGCATTCAGATAAATCTAAAATTTACGGACTTGAAAATCAAACACAGTTTACTACTTATTTGGGAAATAATCCAGAGGTTAAAAAACTTCCTTATATTATAACTCAATCATTTGATATAAATGACCCTACTTCATTTTATAGAGATAGAGGTCCTTTATCAAATCCATTTAATATGTCAATTTTAAGAGATTTGACAATTAGAGAACATAATAAAACAAAGGAAAAGTTAGTAAATATTTATCAAAAAGGTGCTGACATTAAGAAATATGGTAGAGTTAAAGGAAATATGCAATATTTAGAAGATGCGTGAGATGTTCAAATCCAACCAATTATATTTAATTACGCATATTTAAAAAATGGATATTTTACATTGACTAATGTAAATGAAATGAAAATTAGGGATAAATACATTAAAATAAGAGTTAAATATGATGGTACACAATATGCAATCATAAATGCTCTTAAAACATTTTTTACAATAAGTTATGCATAAAATACAAAAATTTCAAACTTCAGGAAAAATTGTGAATCCTACAACTCAATATACTGACTGATTAGGAAAATCGTTTAGCGTAGATAGCTTTGGTGGAAACGCCAAAGCTGCTCAACGCGCAGCGACTTCTTCTAATATGCAGAATTTTGTTGCCCCAGCTGTTGGATTAATTGATCCAGCTATTCAATTACTTGGAGGAAAACAAGCCGATAATATTTCTGGCGGAGAACAATTATTTTCTAATGGTACCGATTTAGCTCTTGATTTAGCAATGAAATCAGGAAACGTTGGATTAATGGTTGGAGCAGGGGCTTTAAAAGGACTTGATTATCTTAATAGATATGCTGGAGCAAAAACTGAAGAACAAGGAACTAAAGGTTTAGATACAGGGGCTTATACCTCTCAACTAAATCCTAATGCTGGAAAGAAACATACATTATTAGGAACATGGGCAGGAAAAGTTAAAAAATCTAATTATCTAACAAAAAGTTATGATAAAACTAATTTATTAGCTGGAAATGCCGCTTATCAAAATAAACAAAATATGTTATCTGCTCAAAATACATTTGGGGATATTGCCGCAAGTAATGAGCAAAAATTATATGGCGGAGTAAGAACCAATATACTTGCATCTAAAAAAGGAGGAACTATAAATCCTGCTCAATTGAGAAATCTTGCTAAAAAAGTAAAGAAATCCGATATTCCAGAAATAATTATAGATTCTACAGTTGATGAAGATTTACCATTATTTCAAGAAGGAGGAAAATTAAATGTTATACCAGAAGGAGCACTTCATGCAAGAAAGCATGATTTACCAAAAGAAATTGCAGATTCAGTTACTAACAAAGGTATTCCAGTAATTACATTTAATGAAGGTGGAGATATTACTCAACATGCTGAAATTGAAAGAGATGAAATAATCTTTCATAAAGAGACCACCAATGCATTAGAGGATTACTTTAAAAAATATAAAGATGCTTCAGATGATGAAAAAAATAAACTTGCAATTGAGTGTGGTAAATTTTTAGTATCTGAAATATTAGAGAATACAGACGATAGAACTGGACTTTTAAATACAATAGAATAATGGCAAAAAAGAATTGAATACAGGATGCCGTAAATCCTAAACATAAAGGGTATTGCACACCAATGACTAAAAAAACATGTACTCCACATAGAAAAGCATTGGCGAAAAGATTTAAATCAGGAGAGTTTAAAAAACATGCAAATGGAGGTTCTATTGATTTCTTACAACCTTTAATCGATGAGTTTAAAAATGCAAAAAATTAAAATACATATTGCTGATAAAACATATAATGTTCAGTTAGCACAAACAGACGATCAAAAAGAGAAAGGTTTACAAGGAGTTACTGAATTACCAGAAGATGAAGGTATGCTTTTTATTTTTGAGGATGAAGATCCAGATTATGATGGTACAGTTTCATTTTGAATGAAAGATACTCAAATTCCATTAGATATAATTTTTATAGATGAAGACCTCACCGTTATTTCGGTACATCAAGGTACTCCCGAATCTGAAGAACAAATAGTAGAAGACAACGTTGTTTTTGTATTAGAAGTTAATCAAGGATCAGGAATTGTAGCAGGAGACGAATTAGAATTCTCATCTGACAAAAAGATAAACAAGGATAAAATGCAAGTGTTAGATTCAAATGGAGAAACGCAAATGGAATTAGATGGTGGAGAAAGAATTTTTTCACGTAAACATACTAAGACTCTTATTAAATTTGCGAAAAAAGCATCTATTACACAAAATGATAATGATTATAAAACATTAGGAAAAAGAGTGTTTAAATTTTTACAGACTCAAGAGGAAACTGAGCCTGAGTTTGTTAAAAGTAAAAACTAAAAATGATTATGAGAAAAGGAATAATTTATAAATACACTTCTCCAAGTGGAAAATGCTATATTGGTCAGACTATACAAGGAGATTTTAGAAAATTGCAACATAAATATAATTCTCAAAACCCAAATTATATTGGATACAATTTACCATTTTATAGAGCTATTCGAAAATATGGATTTGATTCTTTTACATACGAGGTTTTAATTACGGAATATAATGATGATGAAAATCAATTAAGTATGAGATTAAATGAATTGGAGATATATTATATAGGGTTAAATAATTCATATGAAAATGGATATAATTTATCAATTGGAGGACAAGGGTTATCTGGAAAAAGTCATCCTTCTTGTAAAAAAGTTGCCCAATATGATAAAAATGGAGAATTTATTACAATATATGAAAGTGCAGCAAATGCAGCCAGAGCTGTAAATTTAAAAGATGCTAGCGCAATTATTAAATGTTGTAATTTTAAATTAAAGTCATCAGGAGGATTTCAATGACGTTATGCCATTAATGATTTCCCTGAATCAATAAATAAATTAAAATAGAGTGTATCTCTAATGTAAAATCTAAAAATTAATTAATTAAAATGAAAATCAAAAAATTTCAACAAGGTGGACCAGCTCCTGAAGCAGGTGCTCCTGCAGAAGCACAAGGTGCAGAACAAGCTCCACAAGGTGGAGGAGCCGAAGAACAAATTGCTCAAATGGCTCAACAGATTATTCAGCAGTTAGGTCCTGATGCGGCTGCTATGCTTGCTCAGATGATTATGCAAATGTTAGAAGGCGCTGCTCAACAAGGTCAACCAACTTATCAAAGAAAAGGTGGTAAATTAGTTATGGTACGCAAATAATAGCTTACCTTAATTTGGGGAAGCAGGATACTGACTTCCCCTTTTTTATTAATAATTATAAAAACTAATATAACTATGGCATTAGTGAAAAAACTTCAAACAGGAAGTACTATTGATCAAAATCTAAATGACTTAATAAATCAAGAACTTGGAAATTATAATCTTCGTAGTAAAGATGAAAGAAAGGTAAGAGATTATTTAGTTCAGATTAGAGACTATATGGCAAATCCTGAAGGAAAATCTTTTTCTGTAGACCCAGTTGGTAAATCATTTACAATTTCTGGACCAGGTTCTGAAAAATTTCAAGGAAGTCCTGATGATATTAAAAACTTGTGACTTTCTGGAAAATTAAAAATAAAAGATGATCAAGATGCGATGTCTGTCGCCGCATCTATTTATGGAAATGCCATTGGTCGTTCAAATAAAACCACTGGAACAAATACAGGAGCTACTGGAACAGCAAAAGAATTAGATATAAATAATTTGGATAATTACATTTTATCAAAATATGGCACACCTGGTGCACTTCAATGGGAGTTTTCTCAATTGGATAGTGATGATAAAAGAAAATCAAAAGTTTTTGAATTAGGACAAGGGCTTATTAATGATTATCGTAAATTAATTGCGGAAAATCCTAATCAATATAAAGCAAAAGATATTGATAAAATAAATGCAATTGAACAAGCAATTAAAAATAAAGATTGGGACGCATTTAACAGGTCATCATTTGAAATGAAATGGGAACCATTCAAATATCTTTTATCTGATCAAGATAAAGAAAGATTAAAAGCTCAACAAGTAGAACAAACAGCTAAATCAGCTGATGAAATGTTTGGAAAAATAGGGGTAACTAACCCAGATCTAAAAAAACAATTAATTGATTTAGGATATACTCAATTAGCAGATCCTAATTGGACACCTGATCAAGGAGCTACTTGGTGATCTGATGTTTTAAAGAAAAATAAAGCAAACGTATTATATAATCCTACTACTAAAAAACATATTGTACTTAAAGGAAATGAATTATTTAATCATGGAATGGATGATCAATTTGCTCCAGGATTTGGATTTTCTTGAAGAAATGACGCAGAAGGATTTCATTGGTATAGTCCAGGTCAATATGCTCAAAATCCAGGAGTATGGAAACCTGATCAATATGCTTCACAAAATATAGGAAGAGAATTAATTACTAATTTACCTGGAGCAAAAGTATATGGATGATCTGAGGAAAAAGATGGAAAATTCAATAAGGATATATTAGGTAGACGCGACTTTACAAAAAATCTCCAAGTTGAGCAAAACGGAAGAAGTTATAAACTTACAAGAGGTGAGGATAATATATACAGAGATCAACAAGGAAGAGTTGTAAACTTAAAAATTACAGGATTTGGAAATACACATAGACAAATTTCAGTAGTTGATCCAGATATTTTATTTCCTCATATTAAAGACGTAAAACCATGAGGGTCTGCCAATTATGATGCAATAGTGAATTCAATTGCAAGTAATTTAAAATCAGGATATGAAATTTCTGATCAAGATTTAGGATATTTAAAATATGGTTTAAAATATGATGAATCTTTAAAAGCAAATAAGGTTTTAACTGATAAAGTTAGAAATCTTTTAGCTGAAATAGAGTTAAATTTACAAAAACAAGAACAACAGACTCAACAAGTTCCCGTTAATAAATTTGGAGGAATCATAAAAGCTCAAGGAGGAACAGCTTTACAAATATTACAAAGTCAAGCAAAATCTAAAACACCTAATGAATCATTGCAGACATTAAATGCAAAAGTTGGAAGGGGTACAACACTTCATAATTTAACTACTGGTCCATTAAATAGAAACGAAGTACTTAGTACAATTTCTACTGCTGGAGATATTGCTGCATTTATTCCTGGGTGAGGAGCAATTGGTGGAGCAGTATCCACTGTAGCAGATGCAATAAAAGGAGCAAACGATGCAGATGGATGAACTTGGGGTGATACAGGAACTTTAGCAACAAACCTTGCATTTACAGGATTAGCTTTTTTTGGAGCAGGGTGATTAAAATCTGCACTTAAAGTTGGAAAGGTTGCCAAAGAAGCTAAAGTAGGAGTAGATTTGGGAAAAATTGCAAAAATTGCAGAAAAAGAAGCTGCGAGAGTTGGAGGTACTGAAATTATAGAAAGTGCTAAAAATATTGGAAAACTTGGAGAAGTATTAGGAAAAGGAGAAAAAGTAACTGCTAAAACTTTAGGAGAAACTTTTGAAAAGTTATCTAAAGGAAAAGGTGAGGAAATCGCTAAACAATTTGGGGTAGATGCTTCAGAAGAAGGACAAAAATTATTAGCAAAAACCTTACAAGCTGATTTTAAAACTGTAAGTGAAACTACTAAAACATTTGGAATTGGAAAGAATTTAAGAGTTAAAGACCCTACTGAAAAATTAAAATCTTTAGGAGAAAAACTTATAGAAAATCCAAATACAGGTAAATGGGTTAAACGTGCAATGATCGCACCAGTTGCAGCAGGAGGTATAAGTTCAGGTATAAATATCGGAAGTAAATTATTTAGTGGAGAAGGAAAAGCTGGAGATATCACCGTTGATGAAATTGGAAGCCTTGCTCAATTAGGATTGGTTGGACGTAACAGCATTAAAGGATTCTTAGCTAATAAAGCAATTATTAATCAAACATATCTTAAAGGAGAGGATAAAGGATTCGAAATTTTAATTAATAATCAACCTGCAAAATTAAGATCTTCTTTAGAAGTTGATAAAATATCTAAAGAACTCAATTGGAAAAAATTCTGGAAAGGTAAACAACCTACTCAAGAATCGGTTAAAGATTATAATTCTAAAATGCAACAAAAAATTGCAGATGCTTATAATAAAGAAAACGGAACTTCTATTAAACCTGAGGAAATAACAATAACTGATCCTTCAAAACCAATGCAACTTAGTGCATTTGAAGTAAAAGGTACAGAAAGATTGTTGCATGAAAAACCTCAAATAAGAGAGAGTCAAACAGCAATTAGTGCAAGAAAAGAATGAAATAGAGCTCATGAGGCACTATCTGGAGGATTATATAGACCATTTCCTGGAAAACGTAAACCAGTTGATGTTAAAACTATAACTCAGCAAGAAATTGCAGAATTAAATAAATCTACCGAAGCTAAAAATATAGAAGAAGCTAAAAAAGTTGCTGAACAAGTAATTCCTTCTAAAAAACCTGCTAAATCAGCTAAACCAGCCGCTCCAGCTAAAAAGAAGGTAAAACCTGCTCCGGCAAAACCAGATGTTCCTAAAAGAAAGAAAAAACTTACTCTAGAACAATTAAAAGCTAAATCTGCTGAATCAGCATCTCTGAAAAAAGGGGGAATTATTAAAGCAGAGAACGGAATTGATTTAAAAAAATATACAATAGTTGGAGGAAATAAACTTGATTTGTCTCATAAACCAATAAATGAAGGTAATTTATTTTATGGAAATATTGATAAATCTGGTAACGATTGGAGATTTGATAAATCAGGAAAATATACAAATGAATATCTATCAGCTGTAGAAGCAATAACTCCTGAAGAATTTGAGGAAATGAAACCACTTATTCAAGAGGCTGTTACAAAATCAGGAAGCTCATTTAAATTAGAAAACTTAGATCAGTTTAAAAAATTAGCTACTGATTATAAACCTGGGGTTATACATGATTTATCAATTGTAAAAAGACCAACAATGCCTTTAATTGAGGGGAAACCTCAGGGGTTACCTGTTGCTAAAATTAATACTCCTCAAATTGATATTTCTAAACTTACTGGTATACCAACTACTTCAACTCCAGGTTCTACAACAACTACTGGAAAAAAAGTAGACCCTAATCCAAAATCTAAATTTAATTGAAGAGGATTAATGCCAGATGCAACAGATATAGCAAATATTGCAATGTTTGCAAATACTTGAGCAGGAAATAGAAAAGCTGGTAATGAACAACGAAGAGCTATTGCTGAAAGTATGTATTCAATACCATACTTGAATCAACAATATATAAGAATTGATTCTCCATATGCTTTACTTGGTCAAAAACAAGCAGCAAATGTTAGAACAAGAGCTAGAAATATTGCTAAATCAACATCTGATATTGATAAGTCATTGGCAGTTAGATTAGAGGGAGAAGATAAAGCAGGTGTAATAGTTGATAAAGCAAATACAATGGACAAACAAAGATTTGATCAATTGAGATCTCAACAATTGGGAGCTAATGCAAAAGTCAACGCTGCAAATACTGAAATTCTTGGAAAAAATAGAGCTTTGGCAGCAGGTGCATTTAAAGGAATTCATTTAGTAAATGCTAATGAAACTATGGCTCAAACAACAAATTTAAATAATTTGATTACAGCTGCATCAAAAAATATTCCGATGAAGGAGTACAAACAAAATCAACGAGTATTATTTGAAACATATGATAATCCTAAATTCAAAAAAGCAGCAGAACAAGTTCAAATTGCTCAAGGAGAAGAAGGAAAAAAATCATACTATGATAGATGGAAAGAAAATTATGATAAAACTAAACTTGCAGGAGTTGCAAAAGAATGAGCTGATTCTGATGAATATAAAGAATGGCAAGAAAATGTTAAACAAAAACAAGATTATTTGAAAACGTTTACAGATAATATTGCTAGAATTCAAATGGCTCAATCTTTACAACTTCCATTATTAGGATTAAAATCAGGAGGAACTTTATCGAAAAGTGAAAAACTTGAAATTGAAAGAGAAAAAAGCGAATATAGAAGAAGACTTAAAGAAACTGAGCTAGCTTACAAAGCAATTATGCATAATAATGAAATGTTACAAAAAGCTTTAATAAAAGTATTTAAATAAAATGAAGGTAATTAAATTTCAAGGGGGTGGATTTACAACATTCACCCCCATTATTAATACAATGCCCGCTCGATCTTCGGTACAGGGAACAAGTTCGGAAGCAAAATCTGCAACAAGTATTTTAGATGATGACACATTTAAAGAATTGTTGACAAAGGGAGGATTAGTAAATGATGTAAATTCATTAGTTGAGCAATTAATTGAATTAGAATCAACTACTACTAACCCGTTTTCTTCAGGAGCAAATCGTTCTACTGCATTAAGAATGATAGGCAAAGTAAACGAACTTCGCCAGAATAAAAATATGTGAAATGACGCAGTTTCTCATGCCAAAGAAGCAGGAGGGCTCGGAGAAGTAGCGGTAGGAACATCTGGAGAAGTTTACACAAAAGATAAAAATAATAAAGTAATTGCTATATCTCTTGACGAATATTCAAAACATAAAGATTCAGTTAAATTATTAAGTGTATCTGAATTGATGAATGAGAGACAATATAATCCTGCATTAACTGGACAAAATTCAGTATTTAATGTTGCCGATAACGCAATTGGTTTATCTAAAATAAATGATCATATTAGAAGTATAATTTCTGCATTTGGAACTGAGGAAATGAATGATACAAAAGTATATTCAAAAGACCAGATTCTTAAAGAGTTAGGAAAATATGCAGGAAAAACCCCAACAGCTGACGAAGCTGAAGCAGTAAGAACCTTAATGGATATTGCAAATACACCAGGTTCACTGTATAAAGTTAAAACTGAAACATCTTCTGAAAGAAGACAAGCAATGAAAGCAGTTGGGTATATTTGGAAAACATTGGGAGATCCTGCTCAGAAAAAATTAACAGCGGTTGCTGCAATTAATGGAGTAAGTGACCCAAGAGAATTTATATTAGATATGATTTCTACTCAGACAACTGAAAAACGTACTACTGAAATAACTCCTGAATCAGAAGCTGGCCAAGGTGGAGCAAGTTCTCAAAAATCACTTACTCAATTTCAGATATTCCACAATGATAAATTGGCTACTCCGAATCTTAAATTTGGATTTAATGATCCAAAATTAGGAGTATTATTTAGAGGTGCAATTGGTGGAGTTTCTCCAATTATTACAGCTGATGGGAAAAGTATAGGAATGACAACAATAGATAATATATTTACTGGAGCAGGATATAACCAAATCGTTGATACAAATAATGTATTTTTTGGAGATAAGAAAGTAAATCCCGCTGAGTTTCAACAACTTATATATGATGGAGCAGATGCTGCAAAAGTATATATGCCAGTAGATGCAAGTGGGGCACCTGATTATAAATCATTTGCTAAGTTTAAAGAAATTTATGCTGTATATGACGCAAATAAAAAATCATGAAGTGCTGCACAGTCATCTGCATATTTTAGAAAAAATGGATATAATATTCAAATAGATGAATCAATTCAAGATGGAGAAAAAGTAAAAATAATGAGAGATAATGCCTATGTTAAACCATTTCTTGTAATGTACGCAATTACAAATGATGCAACAGATTTAACTGACGATAATGAAGGAGGATTAATTAAACTATCTTCAAATGAGAAAGATATGCTTATGCCAAAAATAACACAAGCCTGGACAAGAGGTGAGGGAAAATCAGCTAAGAATATTACTCCTGATAAATTACTTCTGTGAGAAGATTATTATAAAGGAATGGTTGCTATACCATATAGAGCAAATGCAGCAGGAATTGTAAATGCTATGGTTGACCAAGGTCCAAGAGAGCAAGTTCAAAATATAGCAACTTATCAAACAAACCTCCTTAATTCTAATCAGCCTGTTTATGGACAAACTAGTGCATCTGTTTTAAATCAATAATGATATGGAAATATTAAAACCTAATGATATATTTGTTGCTTCATTAAACAATCCTAAGTCTACAACTTATGATTTTATGTCAGCGCAACTTAACCCAAACAATACATCTTTATTTTCAAAAGACCAATATAAAGAGTCAAAATTTGTTCAAGATACATTCAAAGATGATAAAGGACAGTTTGATGAAATTGCATTTAATAATGCATATGATATTGCAGCTTCACATTATAAAGAGATGTCAGATGAAACTTATTTAAGTGAATTAACTGAAGCAGTATATAGCCCATTTGATATAAGTCGTCCAATTGGATCAAAAACTTTTGATACAAGTGTAGAATATACAAAAGATTTTAATCCATTTAAACAATTATATAGCAGGACTGGAGTCAATTCAGTAGATGACAATGGATTATCTCTTAGAGAATTAGCTCAACAAAATAAAATATTTGATACTAAAACCGGACAATGATCTGAATTATCTGCAAATGATAAAAATATATTTGATAAGTTTTTTGGAGAAACCTTAGTTTATGCTCAATGGGATGAAGATGGAACTCATTTAGATCCAGAATCAGGAAGAACCGTAAATCATAAAAAAGGAGATTGGAAAACGGATGATGATGGAAATCTATATTTAGAAACATTAGGTAATAGAGAACTTTATGGAAAACAAGTAGTTAACCCTATGGATATGCTCACTACTGATGGATCATTTGCAAATAAATTTGATGTATTTGACTCTGATAGTAGAGAAAAATCTATGCTAAAAACTACTGCTAAATTAGCTATTGAAATTGCTCCATTTTTTATTCCTGGAGTAAATACAGTATATGGTGGTCTTAAAGCTGCATTAGGTTTATCATCAATCTTGCCAACTTTTTATAAAGCATTTGAAGGAATCCTTGCAGGAGATAAAAAAACATCATTAAGTGATGTAGCGACATCTGCTGAAAACTATATGGCCAAATTCAATCAAATTTCAGTGTCTGATAAAGCACAGGAATCATTTTTTAATTATGAGCAAATTGCTCAAATGACAGGTGACATATTCAGTCAAATATATGAACAAAGAGCAGCAGCAACATTATCTCATTTGATAATGAAACCAAGTTTAAATAAAATATCTGGGAAAAATGCTGAACTTCTTAAAAAAGTTGATATGGAATTGGCACAAAGTGCAATGGCTGGAAAAATTGATATTAAAGATTTTGAAAAACTTAGAAACTTAGCCATTAAAAAAATTCCAGAACTTGATTCAGTTATTAAAACTCAGAGTAAATTAGCTAAAAGTTTATCATTAGGATATATGGCACTTACTCAATCTGCTGATATTTATGGACAAGCTATACAAGGTGGATACGATAGAAGAACTGCTGGATTTGCAGCTCTTGTAGCAGCAGCTGGGCAATACGGAATCATGATGAACAATAGAATGGGAGACTGGTTCTTAGATAAAACTACAGGATATAGTCTTGAAACAAATAAGGCATTAATGAGAAAATCAATTCTTCCTTTATTAGATGAAGTTGAAGAAGGGTTTACAATTGTTGGAAAAGATGTAGTTTCTGGAAAAGCTAAGTTGTCACAAGTATTTTCTAAAATGAAAGGAAGTATTGAAAATACTTTCTTAACTCCTTCTGTAATAGGAGAGGCTATGTGGAAAAATGCATTAGTAGAAGGGGTTGAAGAAGTTACCGAACAAGTTGTATTAGATGCAACAAAAGGTATAATCGATACAATGTCCTATTTAGGATTAACTGATAAAAAAGGTTCATTTGGAGGATGAGGAAATGTATTTAGCGAACAAGGATTAGAAAATTATCTTGCTAATTTTGTTGGAGGTTTACTTGGTGGAGCCATGTTCGAATTTCAAAGAAGTAAACTTGATAATATTATTGAAAGAAGAGACATTATAAATAACGATACCAAAGAAGATTTATATCATTTTATTGCAAATGGTCAAAAAGATGAAATTATTAATATAATTGCTTCTCAAAAATCTAAATGAGGAAATAGTTATATTGGACCAATTAAAGATGATGGAACATATGATGTTGCGGATGGAAAAACTGTATTATCTCAAGCTGATATTATTGCAGGAAGAGCTATCGATATTGTAAATACAATTGACGGAATTATCAATTCTCAAGGATTGGCCCACACAGATGAGGAAATTGTGAGCAAAGCAATCAGAGATTACATGATAATTAAAGATTTAAATGCTTTTAAAGGTGACTCTAGAGTTGGAATTGAGGGAATGGTTCTTAAAGATTATAAAGACAATGTTGCTAAAATTGTTGACCTTACTGCAAAAATAAATTCACTTAGTGAAAAATCTGATGAAAATAAAGAAATCATTAAAGAATTATCTGATGAAAGAAAAATTTATAAAGATAATGTAAATGCTTTATTAAGTGGTGAAAAAGCTGAAGAATATTTTAAAAAATCAGTATTTTATTTAAGTAAAGTAGTTAGTGAACCATGAGTTGCAATTGATAAAGAAACATTTACAAGAGTTAAATATAACAAAAGTTTTAATGATTTAAGAGACTCGGGAATTGGAACAACTAAAGAATCTGTTGATAAAGAATTTAAAGATTATTTAGATAGCAAAGACATGAATAAATACTTAGATGTTGCTTATAGAGCATTTGAGGATTTATTGCTTAAAGCAGCTCCTGTTGCTTCTCAATATATTAGTTCTGGATATGCTAATGAAAGAATGAAAACTTTCAAAAATGTTTTAAATTTAATGTTATCTGAACATTTATTTGATACATCAGACAATGCGGCAATTAAAATTCAATCATTCTTAGCAAAAGCTAAATTGATTGAAGAAAAAACTGGTCAGAGAGTTCTTCCTTGAGATGCAGTATTTTCAGATGCAGCTAAAACATATGCTAATTCTACAGGGTTTAAAGTTGAAAAACAAAATGAGGTAATGGAAATTGGTGAACAAAAATTAACCAAGAAAGAAATTGCTGAAAATATTTTAGCAAATACTATTGCTGAATTACCTCCTGATAAACTTAACTACGAAATCTTATCTATGTTATATGATCAAAGAGTTGCTGAATTTAATAAGTCAGTTATTGATTCTAAAAAAGAACAATTGGATCCTTTAATTCAAGAAATGAATCAATTAAAAAATACCCTTGATCCTGAAAACCAAGCTCAAATTGATAGAATTAATGAAATTACTGAAGAAATTGATTCACATTTATTGAACGCTAAATTGATAAAATTTAATGAAACTGAGCAATTTAAAGAAAATTTATATAACGCAAGTTTAGAACTTCAGGCATCGAACCCTAAATATACTTCTGCAATAATTGAAAGATTTAAAAGTTTACCAAAAGTAGTAACTCAATCTCAAATCCCAGAAGATTTGCCATTACGAGATTTAGTAAACTTAATGAATAAATTAAATTATGCATTAGGGTTAAATCTTGATATTGCATCTATATTTGAAAAACTTGAAGCAGAACTAGAAAAAAGAAATCTAGAACCTGAAGAAATTCAGACAATCTTAAATGGTGGAAAATATAAAGGAACAAAACGTTCAGTAAAAAATGCAATAGCTGAATTTAACAATGCAATAAATAATGCAAAGGTTGTAATAAATAACGAAGTATTGCGATATAATGATGAAGCAAGAATATATAATGAATTTAAAGCAGAATTAAATGAAGTAGAAACTAACTTGCTTGCTAATTCTCCAAGTATTTTTGGAACTCTTGACTCAGTTTTACCAGTTATCATTAAAGAGCTTAAAGATAATAAAAATCTTGATGGAGAATTATTAAATACTGCTAGAGAAATTATTAACAAATACTTATCTCCTATTGTTGCATCATCTAAAACATTTTCTTTTAATAATCAAGATATTATAAATTTAGTATCATTGTCTGATTCAGAATTAAATCTATTAGTTAAAACTTTAAGAACAACATTATCTAAGAATAGTGGTGATGGAAATATTGATGAAGTACTCGATAATTATTCTGAAGGAATAAGTAAACTCCCTAAAGAGTATACTGAAGTATTTACAAGAATTCTTGATCAAATTATAAATGCTGATGAACATGGTCAAGACAAAATGGTAAATAGTTTATCACAAGTTATAACACTTGTTGAAAAAGTATTACGTAATAAAAACTCACTTACTCCAATAAAAGATTTAGTTGAAACTATTGAGGATGGAAAAAATTATAAAGAAAATACAATATACAATTTATTAAGAAAATTTGATGTATTTTTGTCTCAAGGTTCAACAATACAAGTAGAGAAGTTGTGGAACATCTTAGAATCAGAACAGGCTAAATTGCTTAATGGTTCATCAGTGGATGCTTACTTTGCTTCAGGAGTAAAAATAGAAGAATTAAATGCTGCATTAGACAGATTAAAACTACTAGAATCAGTATTTGGGGCATTGAGTACAACTACTTTATCTTATGGAGATCCTTATGGATTAATTGCTTCAATACAAGGATTTGCAAAACGTAATAAAATTGATTCAGAAATCTCTAAAGTTGAAACAGTATCTTCAGATATGGTTCAATTAATGTTACAAGATATTGCAAGACTTAAAAATAAATTAGGATTCTTTAAAGATTTGTCTAAATATAATTCTGGTATATTATCTAAGCAACAAGCGTTGATTAAAACAAAATTCAATAAATTGCTATTGAAAAATTGACAAGAACTTGCTACCAAAAATATAATTGCCGCAGGAAGTCCTGTAATCCCAGAATTAGATGATATTTTAAAATCAAATAAATCTGACGAACATAAATTACTATTAATTGAAGAAGCGTTATATAATAATACTAAAGATTTAAAGTATGAAGATAAATTAGCTTTAGGAAAACAATTTGCAAATGTTTTTCAATATGATAATGTTCTTGATACAATATATTCTAAGGATGGATCTGATGAAATAACAAAAGATATTCAATCAATAAGTAATAATGATATGTTACTTTATTTATTGTCTGCGATGTCAGTAAATGCTAGAGATTTTAATATTAAACTATTAAATGCTTTAAGAACTAACTTTGACAAAGCTCCATTCTTTACTCAGGAATTAGGAATAAAGATAATGTATGCATCGCTTGTAAATAAAGATTTATTTACTGATGTACTAAGGGATATTTCTCCAATCTTTAAAGGAGATAATGAGAATGAAACTTTAACACATGATGCATCATTGATTACATTTATTATAGGAAATGCAGGAACTGGAAAAACAACAGTAATGTACAAATTGTTACTATCGATATTACAGCAATCTAATCAACACATGGATTTATGATTTTCTGGTCCAGAATCTGAACAAGCTAATAAATTAAAATCTGATGTTCTTGGCGGATTTGACGAAAGTAGATTTGGAAGTAAAACTTTTTCTAAAAATAAATTATTCGAAGAATTAGGAATTAAAGAAATTGTTCAATCTGTTAATAACGATACAGATCCTAAATTTGGACTAAGTTCTAGTAAAGAAGGAAGCGTTCTTAAAATTGCAAATGAAGATTTATCAACACTTATTTGAAAAACTCCTTTGTTTGAATTGCCAATAACTATTCCTACTAATTTACCAGATATTATATTTATTGATGAAACTAGTCATTACACTGCTTTAGAATTAGAACTTATTAATGAAGTTGTTAGAAGAGCTGGGGCAGATGGAAAGATTATAAAAGTTTTTGCAGCTGGAGATATACTTCAAAGAGGGGTTGATTTAAATGAAATAAATTATAATGTCGGAAGAGTTTCAGGAATATTTGCTCCTAATTTATTCTTGACAATTAGAGCTCAAAATAATCAACAACGTGATAATAATGACATATTATCATCATATATTAGGTCGGTATCTAGATATTGGGAAAATAAAAATGTTTCTACTCAAAAAGTATTTGATTTTGAATTATCAGAAGGAATTAATTTAAAATATTTCCAAGATGTTAATACTTTTAATGGAAGTAGAATTGTAAAAGAAACAGTTCCGTTAGATGTATTAGCAAGTATCTCTAATAATATAAAAGCTAACCCAGCTAAAATGGTTGGAATACTTGCAAATGAGTCTGGAGATATTTCAGATGATTTAAAATCAAAATTAGAATCAGCTGGAATTAAAGAATCTAATTATAAAATTATTTCTCCAAATAAAGTTCAAGGACAAGAATTTGATTATTTTATATTTAATACATCTTCTATTAAAGAAAAGAGTGTATTTGATGCTTTAAAAGCAATTTATACATTTTCATCAAGAGCAAAAAATGGAACAGTTATTGTAAATGATCAGCCGATTGAATTTGGAGGAAATGAAATAAAACTATATGACAAAGCAGATAGAGCTACTGAAGAACTTTCTCCAATGTCAGAAGAAACAATAAAAGAACTTAAAGACACAAGAGAGAATGAATTAAAAACAATTCTTGAAGGTAAAACAAATTTATCATCTGACTTTAAGTTTAACGCAAGTGCAGATATACCAGCATCAATTTCAGAAGAAACTACAATATCAACAGATGATTCTGTAGATGTAGATGATTCTAAAGTTGAAGGCTTAATTGACAATCCTGTTGTAAAATTTGCACTTACAAAATATAGTGAAGGAAAATATACCGGATCTAAAAATATCATGATTCATACTTTCTATAATGATGTAAATATAGATACTAGTGAATCAGGAGATGATGTAATTATTAGTAAAAATTTAAATAGTAGATATTCAGCAAATGATTCAAATGGAAATAAAATTTCATCAGGATTAGATTATCTATTAAAATTACAAAATAAAACTTCATTAAAACTTACAAAACAACAATATAAACAAAAGATGGATTTTATTGTTAGATCAAAATATGATGTATTAAACAAAAGAAAAGCATCAATTGATTTAATTAAAGAAGTATTTGGAGATGGAACAATAGTTTTAAATGAAATAGAACAAAGTTTTGTAATTACAGTAGACTCTTACAAAGATAGTTCTAATAAACCTAGAGAATTACATTACGATAGACCTGAAGCTCATCTTGCAAAAGATAGTAAGTATTTAAGTCTTGCAATGAAACTAGTAAATACCAAAACTGGAGATGAATATTATTTACATTTGGGAGCATTTCCTACATTAGAAACTGTTCAAAAAACAGTTGATACAGTATTTAATAAATTTCCAGATAGAAAAGAGGTAATTAATGTTTATAAAACATTATTTAATAATGCTGAAATTGGAAAAACAATAGTTATTCCTGATATCAATAAATTATTACCACTTACTTCTACAAGACTTTGAACTGATCCATCTATTCGAAATAAACATATTTCTTTGAGAGATTTAACAAATGTTCCAGGAATTATGTTTTTTGATAAAAATCTTAAACATGTAACTGCTCCTCAGATTAATTTCTTCCCTACAAATGAAGAAGATTATGTAAAATTATTCAAATCTACATTTTTTGGAAGAGCTATTAGTGTTGAAGATGAAATTGCAATTAGAAATTCATTTAATGGAGATCCTTCTAAACCAAATTCTGGAAGAAAAGGAAAACCATATGTTGCAGTATCTTTCATAAATGATTCAGAATCTTTAATTAAATCTGAAGGATCTACAATAAGATTTATAACATTACATAGTGAAAAACGAAATTGAAATCAAGTTGAAAAAATAATCAATGGAGATGGAGAATCAACTAGTTTACATGAAAGAATAATTGCTAATACATCTAAAACTGGAAAAGATCCAGAAAAAGCAAAAAGACTTGCAAAAGTTCAAGCTGAAGCAGGATCATTATTTAGTGGAAACGATGTATTAGATTTACTTATTGGAATGTCAATTGACCCAAAAGGTAAAGAATTATTTGATCAAATGCTTAGTGATGGAGAAACATGATTAGATCAAATCTTTAAAGAAAAAAATAATCCTGCTAACGAAGTAATGATTAGAACATTATTTAAAGATTTAGGAAAAGAGTTAAAATTATCTGTTTTAGATGCAATTACTTATAGTAGAACAGGTATGAAAAATGTTTATCTTGCTATTAAAAAAGAGGTTGAATCTGGAAATAAAGATGCAACTAATTAAAGATAAAATTATAAATGAGTTATTAAGAAAACCAGAAAATAAATATTGGTTTAGCGCATTTTGAAATATCTTTAAATTAGAAAAAGCATTAGATAAAAGAGTTAAAGAAAATGTAATTGGAGCAAATATAGATAAAAGATTCTTAGAAGTAATTGATGGAGTAATTGCATTTTGAAAAAGTAAAAAATCCGAAATCTATTATAATATTCCAAAAGAATGAAATCCTATAACTAAAGAAATTGGAGTAAGTACCAATGATGAAACAATGGTTGATATGTTATATACCAGATTATCTCCAGAAGGTCCAAGATTATTACTTGATTTAAGAGATATTGTTTCAGAAGGAACAGAATCTACTGAGGAAAAGAAACGATTTTTAAATGACCCATCTAATATAGATGATTCTGAAGTAGTTGAAGTAATAAGATATTTGAAATTACCATTTGGTAAAAAATCAGGAATTGCTCAATTGAAAAATATTATTGCAACTTCCAATAAATCAATTGATGAAATTAAAGAAGCTGTTGATTTAGTAAGACAAAAAAATGATGAAGTTGCTCAAGAAATAATTAAATTATCTAATGAGTTAAACAAAATTAAATTTAATTCTAAAACAATCATTCCTTCAGAACCAGAAGATTCAAAAGAATTACTTTTAAGTAAAATAGAAAAAGCTAAACTAATTAACAAATTATTAGTTGAAAATAAAGGAACTTTTGAAGAATTAATTATTTTGCCAGTAAGTAAATTAAATGAAAGAATTGGTGCAACTAGTCCTGAAGAAGTTTGGAAAAATGAAATTGCAAAAATTAAATCTACTCTTACTACATCAGATCCTAGATATTCAGTTTATCAAAAACTTGAACTTGCTTTAGAAGGGAAAACAAGTCCTTCAGATACAAAATCTAACAAATTATTAATTGAACAAACAATTATAGTATTGAATGCTCTTAAAAACGTAAGTAAAGATGGAAATATTTCCAACTCTATTACTGATGGAGAGTTAGATAATGTTTGGATGGCATCGGAAATTGATACCGACGAAACAAATATAGATGAATTTTTAGAAATATGTTAACAAAATATTAAAACATGGCTGCATTGGTATGTAAACCTATAGACCTTAAAAAATTTGGTGGAAAAATTGTAAACTGAAAAGGTACTGGACCTGAATTATTAGCTGAAGCAGCTAAGATTTTTACTAAAGCCGAAGGCGACATCGCCTTCGGAGATTTAGCAGATACTTATCAGGGAAACAATAAAATCATTGAAAAATTAAATGATTTAGGAGGTATTACTGTAAATAAATCAAAAAACAAAAGAGCCAAAAAATCTAAAAAGAACTCATTCAGAAATAACGAAGTGGACCATTTTACAAGTCCACTTCTTTCTGAATTGTTCCATACGCTTCACATTGCTAAAGGTTATTTTGAAGGTGAAGCGTTAAGATGGATTGGAGAAGTTGGAATTCTTTCTGACGAAAATGCAACAGATTACGCATTAAATAATTATGCAATTAATGAAAATATTAGAAATTTAAAGAATAAATTATTTAAAACAATTGTTGATTATTTAATAGTAAATAAAAAATTAGAAAAAAGTGATTATTATGATGGCGATACATTTATAGGAAATCTATATAATGGATCATCATTTAATAGAACTATGTTTGAACCTTACTCTAATGTATTAAATTTGTTATTCAAACATTTAATTGATTTAGATGGAAAAATTTCATTTGAAAATGGATCTAAGTATATCCCTAATTTATCAGGAGATATTTCAAAAAATAGAGCAAAATATGACGCATATAATGCAGCAATCATGTTATCTAATTTTGACGACGTTATTGTTTGGAAAGGTAGAAATACTATTGATGTAGATTTTTCTACATTTAATTCTTTTGAATTTGCTCCAGGAGTAGCTGCTTATAAATATACTTTAAAAACAAGTGGAGAAAAAACAACTACTTGGAAAAATGATACTCACGAATCAGAAGGAGCTGATAATTATGGTGATAATTTTACAGATATTATTATAAACAGTATTCCTCACTTAAATAAAAAGGGAGAATTTACTGAAAAATATTTAACATCAATTGATTTTTATGGTTTAGCTGCCACAATTGAAGAATTCCAAAGAAAAAATTTAAAAACTTTAATGGATCTAGAAGGATGGACATTGTTTTCTGAAAATCCAAAAGAAACTCTTAAATATTATTTAGGAAAAATAATTGAAGCTCATAAAGCAAATTATCAAGGAGATTATAATATTTACGAACCGTTTAAAGCAACTATTGATATTATATTTTCAATTAATGATTTTTTAGGAAAACATTCTCATAAAGAAAAGGATAATATTAATTTTTCTTTATATTCTGCCTTAGCTCAACCTTTAAATAACTCGTATGGAGCAACATATGGAATATATGTTCCTTCAAATGGATCTGTAGTATATAAAGAATTATATTCTCATAATGTATCTAGGATTCAATTACAGGGATTTGTATATTCTAAATTATTATCATCTGCTGAACAACAGCATTTATATAATCATGAAGAAATAGAAGATTTATCATCTGACATTGATTTTTCAAATTATATTAAGAAAAGATTTCAAATAACTATTCCACCAGAAGATATTTCTGAATTGAAAGATCATATTCTTTCTAAAACTGCTGAAAAAACAGATGGTTTAAATTTAAACCAATTAGATGAACTTAAAACAAAAGTTCTTAAATCAGAATTAAAATCAATTATTGATACAATTTTTGGATCTGGTTCAATTGAAGGAAAATCAGCATTTTCTAAAATTCTTGAAAGAGAAGAAAGAATTTCAAAAAATGGAGGAGATGAAACAGATACAGCTACTGCCGCAATTGGAGAAGTAATTGGAAAATTGGGAAATATTATTGACGTAGCACTTAATTCGTATTTACTTAGACCTGTTACTACAATTTCAACAGCATCTGGAGAAAAAATTCCAACTTTCAAACTTGCTAACTTGGCATACGCCGATGCAGAAGTCTTATTAAAAAGAATTAGGTTTGAAAAAAATAATGAAGATTCAACTTCGTATAGAAGCTTATTTACAACTTCTAAAAATCCAATTTTATTAGGAACTACTACAAAATTAGAAATTGTAAATTCTGATGTTAATAAATCGGCATCGTCTTGGTTACCAGTTGAAAATTTTACAGCAAGTTTTATATATGACTTTTTAGGTGCAATTAGAGGTAAAACAGATTGGTTGAATATTGTCATAGGTAATTATTCTGATAAAAATACAATTCTTGCAAAAAAGATTTCAATTGCTAATTCAATTTATAATGATAAATTAATAATTGGAGGAAATGGAGAAAAACTAACAATTCCTGAATTAAAAGATTTAGTTAGAACTCAACAGCATTCGTTTTTATCAGATTTATATAGAGATATGATAACTAAATATAAACTGTTATTCCCAGATATTGAAATATCATCAGATATAAGTACATCTAAAACTGCATATAATGCAATTAATAAAAAACTTAATTCTATGAGTCAAGATGCATTATTGCAACTTGCAGAAGAAAAAGGAGTAGAATTAGTTGAAGAAAAAGATTACTCTACATATAAAGTAGAAAAAGGGAGAATATTAGGATTAAATCAGAATTTATTTGATAATTTTGAATTTTATAAAAAGGATTCAGAGTTTAATAAATTTATGAATTATGAAATGGACAATTTAATATTTGACGTTATGAACTTTAAAAAAGGACCTGATGCTAAATATTTACTAACTAATTCTGATTTAAGTAATTTAATAGGAGAAGATGAAAACTTTGATTTATCTAAACTTTCTGATTTCTTTGGAATTGACCCAGATTACTTAGCTACATTTATTGAAGAATCTATAGAGCAAGAACTTATAGATGACGATATGTCAGTTGAAAAAGTAAGAATAAACTTAAAATATAAAAATGCTGATGGAGAAATAAATCCATTATTGCAAAAATGAATGTTGACAAATATGTTATTCAGAAATGAGTATCTAAATTTGACAATTAAGCATGAATATATGCATACAGCAAAAGGATTAAAATCTAGACCATCTACTCAAATTGGAAATATTGACGAATATGCTCTTGAATATGCTGAAGAATCTTCTGCTAGATATGCAGGTATGGCAAAACGTAATGTAGCATTTACTTCTACTTATGAAGTTGCATTACAAGGAACAAAATTAGGAGTTCCTAAATTAGTAAACATTGCTATTATAAATGATCCAAGTGATACTTTATATAATATTGGGGGACAAACTGAAAAAGTAAAATTCCAAGATGGTGGTAGTTATATATCATATGTATATAGTAGAATGATTAAAGCATCGTATCCTGGTAAAGATTACGGTGATACTTTAAAAAGATTTGGTACATTTATTACAGATTACGGAAGTGCTGTAAAAAAAGATGCCGAGTTTATAATTACCAATGCAAGTATAATGGAATCTAAAAATTCAGAAATTAGACATTATACAAAGCATAAACAAATGTTGTCTGAAGAAATTAATATTAAAGATAAAGAATTTGGAGTAAATATATCATTTTTAGAAAATGGTAGATATTTTACAATGACAAATTTAAAAATTGTCGATAATGTTTTATTCAGAACATTACAAGAATATGATAAATCAGGTAATGTAATTGGAGAATCTTATACTGAAGAAGGAACTCCTATTAAAAACTTATTTGATATTTGGGAAGCTGGTGGAGCAGAATATTCTGGACATTTTGAAGATGGGGAATTTAAATTTGATGAATCTTCCAATGACTTAGTTTATGATGTAATTACAAATACGGTAAATGACAATAATGAATATTATCTTAAAGATAAAATGATTCATATTATTTCAAACGGTAGTGTATTTAAATCAGGAGCTGTTAATTTAAATCAATCATCTAAATGATATCATAAAAATGGAATAAAACCTTTACGATATACAAAATTTGATAGTTCTCATATTGGACCACAGCTTGATGCAGGACATACAGCAGACGCTTCTAAAATTAAAGAGATTACTCAGGTGATTTCAGCACTTTCTCAAAATGAACAAACAGCTCATATTGCAAATGAAGCATACAATAATATTGCTCAATTAATTAGAGAGGCTGCTCAAAAATATATTGATCCAATTACAAATTTAGGAGAAAAAGATTTAACTAGTTTTTATGATGGATTATCAAGAGAATTTGCAAAACATTTAAGAAATGCTCCTGGTGTTGACTTAGCTTCAATTATAGCAGAATCATTTAAAGAAGGAGAAATATTACCATTTAGTAATAAAAACTTTTTCCAACATTTTGTAAGAGATTTATTTATTAAACTTAATAGTAATTTTATTACAAGATATTATCATGGATTAGGTGCAGTATTAAATCCTTCTCATAAAACTTACATGATATATGAAGTTCCTGTTACAATAAATGGAATAACATCTATTGCAACATATTCTCATGCTGATATGGTTAACGAAGCTATGAAAAATATTGAAAACTTAGATATATCAAATTATATTACTGCAAAAGATAAAATTGTATATGGACATCCAGGAATTGGAAAAACATATTTATATAATAAAAGTAAGTCAATTATTGATTTTGATCATAACTATAAATCAGAAATAAATAAATTTATTGCCCAAGAGTTAAATGTAAAAGTTTCAGATCTTACTAAAGATATGAGAAATGCGTTTAAAGCAAATACTGAAGAAAATAAAGTACAATATGAAAAATATGGTAATTTTATGGACGAATTATGGGAAAAAGCTAAAGAGGATTCTCATTCTTCAGGTAAGCAATTATTTGCATCAGATTTAATTATATTAGAAAGACATGCAGATGATTTTGATAAATTTATTGATATGGATAAAGAGACGTTCTTAAAAAGAGCTGAACAAAGAGGAGAATTAAATAGTTATACTTCTCAATGAAAATCCGATATTGATAATTTGCTTTCAAATATTGATGCAAGTAAAGTAATAAAAACTGATAAATATCTTAGTGATATAATGTTAACAGATAACGATTCTATTGTAAATGCTTATTTAAAACAACTTCTTCCTAATTTACCAACTACTAGAGATGCAGTTAATTTGACTGATACTGTAATTGATGTTGATGGAACTCAGAAATATTTAGGAACTCCTGAAGATTATTATAAATTTAAATATTCTGGAAAACCTACTGACGAAGTTCAAATAGTTAAATCTGCACCGAGAGATCTTAAACCAGTTGAGACAAAATTCCAATTAGTTGAAGCTCCAGTTGACAACAGACTTAAGTTATTTACAGAAATATCTTTAGAAAATCTACCTGTAAAAGTTGTTTATGTTGATGATGTAAACAAATATGCTGCAAAAAATTTACCAAAAGATAGTGTTCCTGATGCAAATATTGAATCATTTTATTCTGATAAAGCTAATGAAATTGCAATTAATAAAGCATTTAAAGGAACATTCGATGAAACTGCTTTAGTACTTCATGAAATAATTGGTCATAAAGGTTTATCTGTATTATTTGAAGGATCTGATAAAGAAGAATATAAAAATATATTATTATCATCAAAAGAATATTTATATAAAAATGCTAATAGATTAGTAGAAAGATCTGGATTTGGTTCACTTGAAGAAATGATTTCTACTTATGGATTTGATGCAAATACCGAAGAAGGAGAATTAGAAATAATTGAAGAATTATTAGCGAGACAGGCAGAAGAAGATACAGCTTCTTTAACATGGTTTGAAAAAGTAATAGGAAAATTACAAATTCTTGCAGCAAAAGCATTTGGATTACAAAAGCCGATGTCAAGAGAAGGAGTTATTGAATTATTATTGATGTCTAAAAGAGCTGTTGTAACTGGAGAAAATATTACAGAACAATTATCTAAAGAGAATGAAAAATATTCTCCTAAATTAGTAAACAAAAATCTATTTGATTTAGATTCTGTAAGACTTACTTATATGTTTGAAAATCCTCAATTGCAAGATGAACAAACAAATAAGGATTTAGAAGCATTTGCAAAATACTTTAATATTGGCAAAGATTCTGAAAAAACTTCAAAATACTTGAGAGCATGGACTCAAAGAAATCTTGAGTTAATTAATAATAATCTTACTATGAAAAGTCTTAATGATATCAGAGATTCTGAAGGAAATGTAGACTTTAAACTAATGTTTGGAGATAATACAAATAAAGAAGCATTTAGTGATACATTAATTGCTGATATTTACGATGATGTTAAAGATTTCTATAAACAAAATAATTCTAAAGAAATTTATAATGTAACTGTTGCTGGAGCTGAATTAGTTCTTCCTAATATGTATCAATCTGCATTTGGAACAGGAACAGATTCAATAATTTCAATTAAAAAACAAGGTTCAAAATATTTTGAAGATCTTATTTCAGAAGATTATCAAAAAAATAACGAAGAAAATTACGATTTTAAAGTTGTTCTCCAAGATAATAATTCCGTTTATATTAAATTGGTTTCAGAACTTCCTACAAAGAAAGAAAATGCAAAACTATTTGAATCTGATTTAAAGAATGGACAAAAAGTTTTATATAGACTTGGAACTGATGGAAGACAATTATATGTTAAACCAAAAAATTCAAAAGTATTTGAAGAAGATTTAGGAGATGTAATTTATCTGAAAGTTTCTGATTATAAAGATATTACAATTGGAGAAGATGTTCACAAAATAAATGTGCTAAAAGAAGGATTTAAATACTCATTTTCAAATTTAATTGAATCAATGAGAGATATTAGATCTATTGTTCCATTATTACAAAATACTCCTGAAGACATAGTTGACTTTGAAAATAAACCAGTTAATTTAAGAGCTATTTTATTAAAACAATATTCTGAATTAACTAAGATTAGATTTAATTTAAATGAAGAATTGGATAATAATTGGTTTGATGCTCATAAAGAAGATATTGTTAGTAAATTAGCTAAGAAACAATATGCTTCATGAGAAAAATCTCACGAAGTAATTGCCGCACGTATTCCGGCTCAATCTATGCAATCATTTATGCCTATGCAAAATGTAGCCTATTTTAATACAAAAAGTAATAATGCTTATGTATCGGCTTGACAAATTTGGTTACAAGGATCCGACTTTGATATTGATAAAGCATATATCATGGGATATGGATTTACTAAATCAGCACAGTTTGATATGTGAACTAATTTATTTGATTATAATTCTAAACAAGATTTAGATGCAATTGAAACATTACCTATTCCAAATAATTTAGAAATAGATTCAGCAAGTGAAACATCTCCTGATTTTATAAAACAAAATTTATTAGATTTATCTAAATATGCAGAATGGTTCAATAGAATTGCAAATGGTTCAACAAATAGTATTGAAATTGCAAGTAATATGACTCCTAATGAAATAATAAAATTTGGAGAAATTTTACGAGAAATAAATGAACATCAATCTCTTATTAAAAATTGAGCAAGAGCTAATAAAAAAGAGGTAACTGATGATATGTTGGAAAAAATATTAAATATTACTCCTGAATCTATAGGATTGATTAATTTTATAAATTATTATAATGGATATAGAGGATTTTCTAAATCTAAATATAGTTTACAAAATTCAATTGTTTCTAAAATTCAAAAGATTATCAAATCTCCATCAAATCAATTATTAGCAACTATTCCAGTAAGTATTCAATCTTGGCATGATGGTGCAGCTAAAGCAAAGAAAATAAGATTTGCACAAATGCAAAAAGCTTTAGAAGATTGAAATAAATCAACTAATGAAGAAAAACCTTCATTAAAAGAAATAATTGCTTCTTTAAGTGATATTAATATTGATTCTATTAATGATAACAGTATTAAAATGCTTGAAGAAAATAAAACAATTACTAAAAAATCTAGAAATAAAGATATTGAAGTTGAAAATCCAGACTATGTTAAAACAATAGTTGATTACATTGATACATTAATTAGGAAGAAAGAAAGATTTTCTTCAGTAAATGGTGTTGGAATGTTTAAACAACAATATCAAGCAGCAGTTGGTAAAAAAGACGTAGGTATCGGAGCAAATGGATTAAAAGTATTCTTTGCATTAAGTAATTACTACAATGAATGAAATAATAATATCGATAAAGGTGTTATTGAAATTGATCCACTTAAAGACTCTAAATTATTTGCTAAAAAATTATTTATAAATGGTAAATGATCAACAAGAGTTAGTATAGCTGATACAAAAGTTTCTCGTAATACTTTTTCACAAATTCTTAATATTTATGGATATGAAGGATTAGAAACTGAGTTAAGAGAAATAAATAAAATTCAAGCAGCTTTAGCAATTTCTGGATTCGTATCTGGAGCGACTGATAATGCGAAAGAGTTAGTAATGGCCAAGATTAATGCAGTAGTTGATTTAGCATCAATGCACTTATACTTATTATCTTTAGGGTATACAGCTGATGAAATTTCTACTTACATGAATTCAGATTTAGTTAAATTTATATCAAATAATATTGAAACTAATTTATTCTTAACAAGTGATAACAATAATGTTTACGATTTAGTAAAACAATATCGTGATAAACCTGGAGTGGAAGCACTGTATTCTGGAACAGAACTTGCAGATTCAATTAGTACATTTGAAAATATATTTGAAGGAGCTCAAGAGTTTAGAATGCTTTCATCTATATTTGGAGTTAATGGTTCAATTGATGCAAATATTAATGAGTTAAATAATTTCTTAAATGTACTTGAAAGATCAATGTTTAGTGCAGAACATAAAACTTTTGGAAATGATCTATGAAGAATTAAAAACATTGACTTTGATGGAATATCAGAAGATAAAGATGCAATTGGTAAAATTGTAATTGAAGCAAATAAAATTATTGATACAGGGAATGTAGGAAAAGATATTAAGAAATTTCCAGTAATTGAAAATGCTTCAATAGTAGTTGCAAAAATTATTGAAAGAAATAGTACTTTTAAAACAATGTATGGAAAAGATGCTGCTGCAGTAGTTTCTCACATTTTAGAAGTTTTAAGAAAAGTATCTGAAATAAATGTATCTTCTATTACATATAATAATCAAGAGGAAAGAAAAACTGTTAGTATATTTGGAGGAGAGTTTGACTCAAGATTTTACATTCATCCAAATAATTCAAATTATGTAGAAGCAGCAAGAGAATATTATAATTTAATTAAAAATACAATTAACGTGTTTGATGTACTTGAAGACGTTCCTCATTTTAGGGAGATGACTCATGGAGTAGGAACTATGTTCAATGTAGCTTTAATTTCATCAAAAAAGTTTAACTTTGTATTCTCTCAATTAAGAGATATTTTCAAAATGCAAGGTCTTGAAATAAGTTCTGGATTAAAATCTGCAAAAACTAACAAAAGAATCAAACGTTTATATGGAAATGCATCTATGCCATTTGAAATAACAGATGCTGTAATAAGTAGATCCATGAATATTTTTGATAATTATATGATTGCTGAATGGTTTAAATCGACAATAAAAGATGATAAAATAACTGATTTTAAATTTAGTGTAAAAAGTCTTTTAAATATGGCAGGATTAGATAAGATAGTTCTTTATAATTCTGATTTAGGTAAAGTTTATTCAAAAAGTGACTTAGCTGAAGCAAATAAAGCAAAAGTTCCTGAAATTTCAGAAATAAATATTACAGTATATAAAGATTCTGGAGAAGATTATATGGTAGATTTAACTACCGATCATGGAATAGCAAACTTTAAAAAAATAATGGAACAAGTAATGTTTAGTGCATTAGAAAAATCTGAAAGGACTGAATTAGGAAAAATTCTTACTCTTCGTAATATGAAAAATCAGTTTTCAGAATTTGGAAATCAAATTGCTCCTACATTTGGAATAAGTAGTTTAAATAATCCTGTAAGTATTGAAAACTTTATGAAGTTATTAAATGAATTTAATGATATTGATAAAAAAATTGAACCTAAATTTAAAGTAACAAACATAAAAGGAAAAACTATTCAGTGGAAAGATTTACTTTTTGTATATAACCTTGTAGTAAATAATGAAGCTTATGGAGATTTAAGATTAACTCCATTGTTTCAAGATTATATGAAAGATACGGGAAATGTTGCAAACTCATATTTGCATTTTGCAAAACAAGTTGATAGAGGTGAAGTTGATATTTTTGAAATTAGTCAAGAAGATGATTCTAAAGAAGGTAAAGAAGTTTTAAATCTTTTAAAGAAAGAACAAATAAATAACATTTTACACTTAGCATTACATTCTAATGGATTTATATCACTAGGGAAAGATAATTTACAGCATAAAAATCCAGATTTTCCAATAAATACTACATTAGCTAAGACAGGATTTAAAGATGGAGTTAAATATCAAATTGTATCATCTATTAGATCTATGATTAAAAGTCAAAATCTAATTATAAATTATAAATGTATATAAGATGAATTGTTTTTATTCAATACAATTACCAGATGGCGGAGAAGTAACGTTCTCCGCCAACTTTACAAAAATTGCAGCAAATCAAAATTTAAAAGAATTAGTAGGAGAATATTTATATTATAAAAATTTATCTCCTCCCTCTGATTTAGAAACACAAGAACAAATTGATGACGCTGTTAAATATAATCAAGAGAAAATTTCTGAACTTGAAACAAAGATTAGATCTTATACAAATACTGGATTACATCATTCAAGTATAAGAGCTATTCTTAATTCAATTGATAATAATGATCCTGATTGAACAGATACATTCGTAAATAAAGTGAATGCAAAAATAGATGAAACTTTAAATATCGATAATGTAAATGATGCTATTTTCAAATTATTGAAAAAAGATAGCACAATTACTAAAATAAAAAATGGAGTAACATCTCAAATTGATTTAGCTCAATTTTTAAATGAACTTAGAAAACCAATTAACAAAAAGTATTTTTATAAATTAAATATAAACAATGTTATTGGAATGACTTCAGTTGCAGAACAATTAGAAGATTTTGATTCTAAAATTGGAATGCTTGAAAGTATTGGACAAGATTCATCTGCATTAGTTGCTTTAAAAAATATTCTTTCTATTACATTTCCAAATAGAGATGGAATAAGAGGAAATAAAATATTTTTTAATTCTACATTTGATGATGCAATAAATTCATCAGTTGTAATAAAAGATCCTGCAACGTCTAATCCTATGTTTTTTTATAATGATTCTAATCATTTATCTATCTTTTTAGGATTATTTGGATATAATGCCGCTAAAGTTAATCCAGAAGCTCTTGTTGAAATTTTAACCAATTATAATAGCAAACACAGTAATAAATTAGATCTTGATAATTTTGATGCAGAAAAATTCTTTTTAGGATATATTGATGAAAATGACAAATATGTTGATCCAGAATTTACAAAAATTTTAAGATTTAAAACAGAAACTCGTCAAACAATCAATGCAATTATAGAATTAACTGCTAATGAATTAATGAACAACTTCAGAAGTTCTTTAAATGTAAATGAGGAGGGAATTACTGATGAAGAAAGAGGTAGAAGAGCTGCTCAGATATTATCAAACATGGAAGGAAAAAGAGCAGAAATTATTAAGAATTTGCAATTACTGTTTAAATTTATTAGTCCCGATAAATATGCAGTTGGGTTATGAACTCAAACTGAACTTGATTTAAAGAATTTTGAAGAAGATAAAGAGGAAAATCTTCGCAAGACTGACAAGAGAAAAAAATCAGAAGTTTCTAAATTTATTACAAAAGATGCAATTAATTTTCATTATTCTTCCTCTCAATTAATTGACATAGACAATGCAATTGGATTACAAGATTGAGCATTTTCATCAGTTAGGCCATACAAAGATATACTTGTTGTACCTATTGATAGAAACGGAAGAATAATTTCTAAATTAGGAGGAAAATCAACAACAACAATAAATTTAGTTCCAACTTATATTAGAAGATATAGAGAGGGGTTTATTGTTGAAAAAGGATTTTATTCAGATGGAAAAGAAATTGTTGAAATAAATTCTCCAATTATTTTTACTACGAATTCTAAATTTTGGTTTAAATCTTTAGATAATGAAGAAGAGGTTGATTATACACCTTTACGAGAAAATGCTGTTCCATTAAAAACTCAATTTCCATTGAGTCCAATTGTAACAATTACAAAAGAAGTAAAAGATGATACTGGAAAATTATCACAAGGTAAAACATTACCTGAATCATTAATTAAAACGTTAATTCAAAGAGGCTCGACAATTAAATATCAATATTTTGATAAAGTAAATAGTAAAATGAAGGAGGCCACTGGTACAGTAAAAGCTGTATTTCCAGGAAGAATTCTTTTAAATACGTTTAAAATTGGAGCAAGAGAATTTACAAATGCATGGGTAAAATATGAAAATGTAATATCATTTTCAACATTATATGAAAATTTAAGTGATGATTTTACATATCAAGAATGGAGCGAAAAGAAAGAATTACTTGGGTCATTAGACAGAATTGAAAAACTTACATCTAATTATCTTCCAATTAAAGAAGGGGATTATGTAAAAATTACAGAAAAAGTAAAAGGTAAATCGGTAGTTAGATATAATAAAGTATTAGGTGTAGACGACGATAATATTTATATTATTGTTAAAACACAAGATGCCTTAAAATCAAAAACTTTAAATAAAGTAATATCTCAACCTAGAGAATCAATATCAGAAGTATTTACTGAAAAACTTCCTAAAATGGAATTAGATGAATTAAAGGGAGTTTTAGCAGAATTTAAAGAAATATATACTGATGAACAAAGTGTAAGAAATGCAAGATATTCTTATTTTTTATCTAAAGAACAAGTAAAAGATGGGGACTTTTATATTATTCCAGATTCTTCTGGAGAAGGAGGATCAATCTTTAAACTTATTAGTAAAAAAGATAATTATGGAGTAAGAATCTCATTTAATAAAGCAACTTTACAACCAGGTTATCATTATGAAAAAGCTAACTTGGATAATGCAAGTATGTTTATTACAAAAAATGATATATCTGTTCCAACAAGTTTATCAGAAGCTGATATAAACAATTTCTTTATTATCACTGCAAATAGCGAAGATGATATTGAAAAATATCCTAAGATGAAAGATTTAGGATTTGTTTTGGTTCCAATTAAATATGTAATTCCTAAATTTTTAAGTGGAAAAAAATCTCCAGAATTATTACCATCTGGTAATTATGATATTGGAAGCGTTAGATGGGGATCAAAACTAGATGTTTCTGAATCAAACTTTATTGATGTAACTGATGATTTAGTACAGGATATAAATAATAATCCGTTAAACAAACGTCATACTAAGGGTAAACAATTATTTATATTTAGAAAAGATAAAACTGGATCAGGATA